CCGGCACGAAACAGGATGAACGATTCGGTTTCTTCTGGTGGGAAGCGAAAGCAGACTGCGAGATTCATGACCGTGATGCGTGGGCGCAAGCGAATCCGAACTTGGCTGAAGGTTTGTTGGATATGGATGACATGGAGATATCCATGATGCAGACGGCCGAGGTTGCGTACCGTCGTTATCGTCTGAACCAGTGGGTTCGCACAGATGGCGAATCATGGCTACCAAAAGGTGCCTGGGAGTTGTGTCGCAGCGAAGATGAACTTGATCCGAACATACCTGTGTTCGTCGGCATTGACATGGCGTTGAAGCATGACTCGATTGCTGTTGTGGTTGCACAGTTGCAGGAATCTGGTCGGCTTGTCACTCGTGCAAAGATCTGGCATCCTGATGGTGGCATCATGGATGTCGCCGCAGTCGAGCAACACATCCGTGAACTTGGTAGAGAGTTCACTGTGCAAGAGTTTGCATACGACCCAGCATTCTTTCAACGTTCGGCTGAAGCAATGTCTGATGAAGGATTCACGATGGTTGAGTTCTCGCAGTCAACTGCACGAATGGTTCCTGCTTGCGGAACTTTGTACGAATACATTGTGAACGGTCGGCTTGCACACAACGGCGATCCGGTGTTCACCGATCAGGTGTTGTCTGCTGCGCAGAGGTCTACCGATATGGGTTGGAGATTGTCTAAAGGTAAATCGAAACGCAAGATTGATGCTGCGATAGGCTTGGCTATGGCAGTGGATCGAGCAACTCGACGAACTGAGATTATTCAGCAACCAGGTTTCTTCAAGGTTTAGGAGATAGATGATTGTAGTTCTGTTCGAATTGTTAGCGATAGTTTTGATTGCGGTCGGCGTGTTTTACATTGCCATCCCACTTGGGCTAATCTTTACAGGCATATCTCTGCTTGCCTTCACCTTGGCTTGGGAGCGGTCAAAGAAAGTAGATAAACAATAATGCTGTCAAGACTGTTCAACCCAAGAGGCGAAGAAAGAGCTGTCTCATATCAATCGTTGTTTGCTGCGGGTGACGGATTCCAATTCACAACGAACGCCGGCACAGTTGTCACGCAAGAAGATTCGCTGAAGATCGGAACCGTGTATGCGTGTGTCCGTCTGATTGCGGACTCTATCTCGACTCTGCCAGTTGACACCTTCATCCGTGTTGACGGTGATCGTCGTCCTTACCGTCCACGACCTGAATGGTTGGACATGCCTGAGATTGGTTGCTCACGTACCGATCACTTCCAACAGGTGCTTGTCTCAATGTTGTTGAACGGTAATTCGTTCACAAGAATCATTCGTGACAATCAAGGTGTTGCAGGTTTGTCGGTGTTGAATCCGTTGAAAGTTGAAGTGAGGCGTGACGAGTCTCGCCGTCTGATCTACGTGTTCGACAACCGTGACGTGATTGAGCATGAAGACATGATTCATCTGTCCGAGTTGCGTTTACCTGGCGATCTTCGTGGCCGTTCACGCATTGAACTTGTCAAAGAAAACCTCGGCTTGTCAAAGGCTTTGGAAGAGTTCGCTGCAAGATTCTTCGGTCAAGGTTCGCACACTTCTGGCATCATCGAGTTCCCAGGCAACCTGACACGTGAGCAAGCGAAGTCGCTTGTTGACGGATTCGAAGAAGGTCACAAAGGTTTACGTCGCGCACATCGTCCAGGCATTCTGTTCGGTGGTGCGAAGTACACGACAACTTCGGTCGCACCAGACGATTCACAGTTCTTGCAATCACGACAATTCGCTGTAGAAGAAATCTTGCGTGCATTCCGTGTACCACCATCAATGGCAGGAGTGTTGCAACCAGGTGCGCAAGCATACGCATCAGTAGAAATGAACGGCATCCACTTCGTGATGCACACATTGCGACCTTATGTTTCAAAGATTGAAGATGGTTACTCACGAATCTTGACAGGTGGTTCGTTCCTACGATTCAACCTTGATGGTCTGATGCGCGGCGACTTCGGTTCGCGTGTCGCAGGATATTCGTCAGCGTTGCAGGCAGGTTGGATGTCGATCAATGATGTTCGCCGATTTGAAGATCTACGACCAGCCGAAGGTGGTGACACTTACCGTGTGCCGTTGGCGAACGTGGATCTTGGTGCGGCTGGACTCACTGAACTTGACCGCAAAACTATGATGGCTCAACGTTTAATCAACGCAGGATTTGAACCTGCTGCTGTGTTGAAAGCTCTTGATGTGGATCCGATCAAGCACACAGGTGTCGCACCTGCAATGTTGCAACCAGTTGTTGAACCTGCTCCGTCTTACGATGTGAATCAGCGTGACGTGAACGTGACGATGCCTGAAGTTGTTGTCAACGTCCCACCAGCACAGGTGAGTGTTGCCGCTCCGATCATTAATGTTCCTGAAACTGTTGTGCGTGTAAACGTGCCGGAGAACCGTCCGACTGTTCGCACGGTTGAACGTGATGCTGATGGCCGTATCTTGACGATCACCGAAAGATCGGAAGACTGATGGCAACAGGATTATCCGCATATCTTTGCAACTCATTTCTCAACGCGCTAGGCAACGCGACATCATTCTCTGTTGCTGTTCCGTACATCAAACTTCATGTTGGTGATCCTGGTTCGGCTGCGACTGCGAATGCTGCAACTGAAACAACACGGAAGTCTGTTTCGTTTGGTGCATCATCAGCTGGTGCGATCGCATCCGATGCAGATATCTCGTGGACGAACATCTCAGGTTCACAAGATGCAACACACTTCAGTGCATGGGATAGTTTGACTGCCGGCAACTTCTTGTTCTCAGGCACGATTACAGGCAACGCCTACACCGCAGGTGACACCTACACAATCACATCTGGCAATCTCAGTGCGTCCTTAACCGTCGCAAGTTAGTACCGCTATGGCGGTCAAAAGATTCCTGCTCGACACGAGCCAACTTGATGACACTGCGTTTGGACTTGATGGTGGTGTCGCATTCATTCTTGACTCCAGCCAACTTGACGGCGCGACAGTTCTTGATGGTGGACAGTTCTTAACAGTCGCCACAGGTGCAGCGACACTTGGCGCAATGTCTGCGACCGCGACTGCGACAGTCACCGAGTTCGCAGTCTTGTCTGCACCGCTTGGTGGGTTGGTCGGATCTGCTTCTGCAACCGTTACTCAATCGGCGACACTATCGGCAAGTCTTGGTGGGCTGGTCGGATCTGCTTCGGCGACTGTCATCCATTCGGCGACATTGTCGGCCACACTCGGCGAACTGGTCGCATCAGCAATCAACGCAGTCGCACAAGACGCTGTCTTGTCGGCAGATCTTGGCGGACTTGTCGCAACCGCAAACTCGATACCAACACCACCAGAACCCGAACCAGAACCGACACCGACTGGTGGTCGACAATACGCCGCACCACGACGCAAGAAGATTCAACCGATTATTGAACCTGTAGTTGAAATACCTGTCATCCAACCGAAACGAAGATATGCGGTCTGCTCAACTTCGTTGAACGGAATGAAATCACAAGCAGTCGGCACAATAACTTTCAGCATCTTAGAAGATGATGCTGAGGTATTATTGTTAGTCTGATGCCTTACTTCATTAGCGACAAGTCACCAGATTGTTCTGGTTGGGCAACCGTCAAAGAAGACGGCGAAGTGATCGGATGCCACACAACTAAACAAGATGCGATTGATCAGATGATTGCGGTCTCGATCGCCGAAGATATTGAACCAGGTGGCGAACGTGCGTTGCCGGACAACTATCGTCCAGCGTTAGCACCAGATGTTCCCGAAGGTCGTGCGTGTGGTAACTGTTATCACTACGACGAAACAGATGTACAAGGCGAAGGTGAAGACTTGAAAGCGTATTGTCATAAGTGGGATGCTTATGTTGATGGCGGATTCTATTGCAACGCTTGGCAACCTGATGAAGAAGATCGTCAGGTATCGCTTGAAGTTCCTGTCTATATTCGTACCGCTGCACGCAAAGGACTTGACTACTACGGTCAAGGTCTTGCGGGTGATGGGCTCACTGAAAAAACTGTTCGTGAAGGACGAGACTTGGCGCGTGGGCAGATCAGCGAAGACAAAGTTGTGCGATCAAATGCGTGGGCACAAAGACATGCGGTAGATCTTGACGCACCGAAGAACTCTGATGCAGGCAACGACGAGTTCCCTGGTGCTGGTGCGGTCGCACATTATCTGTGGGGAATCAATCCGCTGAATCCTCAGCCGGCAAGAAACTGGTACGAGTCAAAGTCCGAGGCAATTCAAGCCGCACGTGGACTCTTCACCTTTCATCGCAAGAAGGATGAATACTTTGCTAACATTCCAATCATGGAAGACATGCCTGTAGAGACACGCCGCATTCAGATCAACGACTTCGAACTACGCGAAGGTCCAACAGGTGACGGAATGTCATTCACCGGATACGCAGCAGTTTTCAACTCCGATTCCGAACCGTTGCCATTCATTGAACGAATTGCGCAAGGTGCGTTCAAGAAATCTTTGAAAAGTCGAATGCCAATCAAAATGTACATGAATCATGATTCATCAATGTTGCTCGCTTCAACCAGGTCAAAGACTTTGCGTTTGCAAGAAGATTCAAAAGGATTACTTGTTGAAGCCGATCTTCCTGACACAACTGTTGGCCGTGACCTGAGTGTGTTGATGAAGCGTGGCGATGTTGACTCAATGTCGTTCGGCTTCTCCGTTCCGTCTGGTGGAGACAAATGGTCGGATGATGGGATGAGTCGTGAACTGCGTCAAGTTCGTTTGCATGAAGTGTCGGTTGTGACAGGCTTCCCTGCCTACACGGCCACTACGGCCACTGTCCGATCGTTGGATATTCTTGCCGAACGCACAGGTGTTGATGCCGACAAACTTGCCGAAGCGATCACAATGCTTGAAGCTGGTGGCACTTTGTCTGATGAGTCGGCTGATCTGTTATCTAACGCTGTAGGCAAACTTCGTGCCGAACCAGCCAAAGTTCCTTCGTCAATAAAC